TGTGGTCCAGTTGCTCCTTGTGGCCCTAAACACGGATTCGGAACAAGGCAATCACACGGATCTATATCAGGGTCATTTTGACATCCATTAACTCCATCACATGGGTCTATATCAGGATTACCTTCGCAACTCGGACAAGGTATATAATAACTACCGCAACCACCTGAACCCGTATATGGTCTACCATTTATATTAGTGACAGTCAAATTTGTTACTGTAATATTTAATGCATTTATACTACCACTCATGTATATAAAAAGCAAACATATTTTAAATTAATTAAAACATATATTAATTTAAAATTATTTTTATTTTTATTTTAATTCGGAACCGGGAAAGGTCTTTGGTTCTTTTCGATTACTAAAGGTTCAGGTATAAAAACAGGTCCCTTTTCATAAATATTAGCAGAGTTTAGTTTTGCTAATTCAGGTACAAAACAAGGAGCTGGATTTACAAGATTTGTTGAATTAATTCCTAGCAAAAAGGATTCAATATCAGGAGCATTATATGACATTTTATTCCAAGGAATTTGAGCGGGTAATAAACCATTCCCAGGAAGTTTAGTATTATATGCGGCTCCGTATTGTGAGTTAGGATAAAGAGTATATGTTTCAGATTGTTTGTATTCTCTTTGTTCTAAATTATAATTGCCTGGAGTATTTATATTGCGGGTAGATGCCATTTATATACATATATCTTTTAAAAAAATAAAAATAATTTAATTAAAAAACTATATTTTTTAAGTTTCTCATATTTTTATCATCTATTTTACCAGTTTCAAGAAATTCGGAAATACAAATATGAGACAAATACATATAATCATAACAAAACATAATCATTAATCCAAATTCATCGTCAGTGCTCATAAAATGTGATGCTAGCTTAAGCATACAATCTCTAAGTGTCTCACAATCTTTTACTCTACCATAAAGTTCATGTATTGCTTTATTTATTTCGGGTTCATTATATTCATTTATTTCAAGTATATTTAATAATTCCTGACGATAAATGGCGTCTCTAATAAATTCTTTTTCTTCATCAGTTATAATTTGATTGTCTTCTTCTGAAAAAACTTCTGATGTGTTATATGTGCAAACAAATTTTGTGTCGTACATTCTATTAAATTATAATTAATATTTAAATTCTAATTCTTAAAAAAATATAATTCACGATACATATCTTCTGCTATTGTTTTTGGGGTTTTATTTTGGTCAATAATATATAATTTTGAATGTAAATTATATTTTTTTACCATATAACATAAGTTATAACAAGTATTAGTATTATAGTATTTATGAGGAATTTTTAAAATATCATTATTAATTATTAAATGTATATGAGAATAATGATTGTTGGCATTATCAGATAAATAATAATCACCTTTATAATTAGTATATTTATCTTGTTCAACCGAACCACCATTAGTTATTTTTTGCCATTCTTCGTTTATTTCACTAATAAATTTTTGTTTTTGATAATACTGATATAATTTATATAATAAAATTATTACTACTATAATTAAACTAATAAATAATATATTTTTATACATATATTATTTACATATTATTATTTTACTTTTTGCTTCCGTTTACTTATGATTTTTTTTGCGAATTTGTAAAAAAGTATTATACGTATTGATTAGTAGTGTGTTTGTTAAAGTAATCAGAATCGCGTGTCAATTCACGAGAAGGAACACCGCCACGAATCCAGCCTTCAGAGGCATCATTCTCAATTTTGCTGGTATCCATACGCTGTTTGACAGCAGGTAGGAGTGGAGTTTGGTGATACTTAATGTAGCTTTTCTCGCTTAAATTATTGACACTGCGCTTGTTAACTAATTGCTCCCCTTGCTGAATTTGTGACTCCATAACAGGGTTCACTGAACCGCGACCCAAGAAGGGGACCGTAGCAAAGGGTCTTTGGAATAAATCAATACGGCATCGAGGGTTTGTTTGAATAGTGCCAATTTGAAGCATTGAGCTGGTATCAATATTACATCCACCGGCACCAGAGTTGTAACCGCCATTATACATGATACCAGGCTGGGTGGTTGCGAGAGAAATTGGATTTTTCATAGAACAATCAGAAGCAAAATAATTTTGTGTTAAATAATTACAAGATGCTATATTTTGGATATCGGTTTGAGACTTATTACAATCATCAAGTCCAATGCGAGACATATTAGAAAAGGTATAACTAGAGACGTTAGCCATTTATATAATTATAATACATATTATTTTTTTACAAATTTAAATGTTTTTGAGTTTCTAAATGTCTATTAAGTAAAACTTCTACAAAACACCCAAAATCGCATTTTTCACAATAAAATTTAAATTCCTTTTGCCTTTCTTCTTTTGTGGCATGTTTATTCAAATAATGTAATTTTAGGTTTGTTGTTTTGGTCGGCTTATAATCGCAAAAAGTACATTTTTCTACTAAAGTCTTATCGCTTCTCTCTTTTCTCTTTTCACCAGTATGTTTTTTACAAATTAAATGGTCATTCCATTCAGATAAGTAGTTACATTTATATTGACATTTTTCACAAGTATATTTTGTTTCCATTTTATTAATATATTATATTGTTTTTAAATGATTTAGAAATATAATATCTATATATAGTATATAATGTGCGAGCGAAAGAAATATGATTTTGAGCGTTTACAAAATTATTGTAATGAAAATAATGTTGTTTTGTTAGAGGATTATACATGTAAATATGTAACTAGAAATATCATTATTAAAGGCAAATGTGTTTATGAAAATTGTAATAATGAGTTTGAAAAAAATTTTCGCGAACTTATAAATGCTGGAGGTTATTGTAAATTATGTATTCAAATTGTAAGAAATAATAAAAGAAAAATATTTAATTTAAATAAATATGCTAATGAGGAACCAACAAAAATATATGATTTTGGTAAATTAGAAAATATTTGTAAAGAAAAAAACATTACATTATTAAAAAATTATAAAAATGAACAAATTTTTGGAGAAACAATAATTGAAGGATTATGTATTTATAATTGTGGTCAAATTTTTAAAAGAACTTTAAAAGATATTATTAAAAATAAAAATTTATCTTGTACTACTTGTAAACAAATAGACGCTTTATTAAAAAGAAAAAATACTTGTATACATAAATATGGAGTAGAGTTTATTACTCAGTGTAATAATATTCAAGAAAAAATAAAAGTTAGTAATTTAATTAAATATGGTGTAGAATACACAACACAATTAGAATCTAATAAAGAAAAATTTAAACAAACTTGTATAGAAAAATATGGTTATAAAAATCCCTCACAAAATGAAGAAATAAAAAATAAAAAAACAAACACATGTTTAAAAAATTGGGGTGTTAAAAATCCATTACAAAACGAAGAAATTAAAAATAAAATAAAAAAAAATTGTTTAATTAAATGGGGTACTGAATATTCATTACAAAATGAAGAAATTAAAAATAAAATCAAGGTGACAAATTTTAAAAAATATGGATGTAATCATCCAACACAAAATTCAGAAATAATGGAAAAAAGCGTAAAAACAAGTTTTACAAAAAAAGAATATGTATTTCCATCAGGAAGAATTGATAAAATTCAAGGATATGAAAATTATGCTTTGGATGAATTAATTATAAATGAAAAAATTGATGAATCAGATATAATTACAGGGTGTAAAAATGTTCCTACTATTTGGTATAATGATGAAAATGGAAAAAAACATAGACATTATGTAGATATTTTTATTCCTTCTCAAAATAAGTGTATTGAGGTCAAATCTAGTTGGACTGCTAAACAAAATGAACACAATATATTTTTAAAACAAAAAGCAGCAAAAGAATTAGGTTATAAATATGCAATTTGGGTTTATAATAATAAAAAAGAAAAAATAATTTGTTACGATTAATGCTCTTAATATAATGTGTATCTATAATTATCCTGAACTCTTGCGAAAGCACCTCCTTCGTTGGACTCCTTACCACTTGGCATTGTTCCATATAGAAAATTTCCAAAGCTAGATTGGTCTCCGGGTTCTACTCTCGTATTTGCAGTACTATAAAACACTCTATTGGAATTATCTAACAAAAAATTCTGCCAAAGGTCAGGATATAATTGTTTATTTGTATTTTTTATACCAGGATTCATCATTTGAACAGAACGTTTCACATTTTTAGTTATGTCTTCATCCACATCTACATTAAATGCTGGCGGAGCTGATTTTCTTTCAGGGTCGTCATTAATTTGTGTCAACAAAACATTGCTAAATGGATTCTTTTTATTGCCTTCTTTAAATTCATCATTTAATACCGAATCTAACGTTACAGGATTAATAATAGTTTTTGATTTTTGTTTAAATACTCCAGGTTGATTGTTTTCTTCTACAAAGAACCCTTCCTTCATCATCTCCTTAGTAAGCTTTTGCTTTCTCATTTTAAATAAGACAAAAATAACTGCTAATGTTAAAAATCCAATTACTAAAATTCTAGTGGACATGGTTGAAATATATCCTAAAATTGTAATTAAAATAATAAGTCTTGTAATGGCATTTAATTTTTGCTCATAACACATATCAGTTGTAGGCCATAATTCAAATATGGAATCTTTATTAAATAGTATTGTGGGATCATTGGACCAAAATTGTATTGTCATTATATATATATAAATCTTTTAAAAAAGTTTACCAAAAACTATTACTTAATTTTTAATTTTATTTTTTTCCTTTCTTTTTCTTTTTTCCTTCTGAAACTGGTTGTTCACTAGAAACTGGCTTCGCACCTCTTGGGGTTCTCTCTACCTTCTCTCCAGTACTAAATATTTTAAGAATTTCTTCGTCATTAACAGCTGGTTGACTAGTGGATGCTTTCATAAGTTCGGCATCTATCTTTGCTTTCAAATTTGCCTCAGCTTTGGCTTTCATTCTCTCTTTCATTTTTGCCGTTTTCATTTTTTTGTTTAATTCAGCCTCCATAGCTCCAGCGTTTACCTTTCCGCCAAGGCCGCCCAAATTACCCATCCCCATTTTATTTAACATGGACTGAATATTTCCCATTCCAGGCATATTTTTCATTTTATTCATCATTTCCGTTGCTTCGGCAATCAACTCACTTTCTTTAATATCGCCTGATTTGATTTTAGTATCCAATTTATCTCCAACTGTTTTTACTAAACCCATGAGTTTAGTGGGATTTTTTACTAATTTTTGAAATACATCTTTCATATCTGTAACATTTTCCATATCCATATTTAAATCATTAGCTGTCTCTTCAGCGATTTCCTTTGCCAATTTACCTAATTTACCGTCAAGCATTCCTGAAATATGGTCATGAATATCATTCGCATTAGGTATATCTCCCATATTAAAATTAGGTCCATTTTCTCCACCCTCAGACTCTCCTGCTTGTCCAAAGTTGCCACTCATATCAAAAATACCTTGCATTTGTGACAAGGCCTCTTCTAGCTTATTTTTGAATTCATCTTGATTAATTGCTTCAAATAGTTTTGCTGTATCACCAAAGGCATCTTTATCATTAATTGAGCCAACAATTGAAAATGTGATTAATTGTAAATATTTCCAAATGGTATCTCTAGTGGTTTGTGATATATCAAAATTCCATAAGCTTTTGAAATGAATATGGGGTAAAAACTCAGTGTCCCCTTCATAATCTTCTTTAAAAATATCTTCGTTTTTATATAAAATATCAAAGAACCTAGGTGGTAGTTTTTTTTGACAAAATGAAAACACCATTTTTGTACTAGATTCTTCTGCGGCTTGAATTGCTTTGGTTCTCTCTTCTTCGTTTTCTATATAATCAAATGTAGACTTATCTTTCCACCATTTACCTATTAATGATTCATATTCTGGGAACGTGGTTTTTAAATCACCTACAAAATCCTTGATTACTTTTACAAATTCATCTGGAATGACTACTTCAGTTGACATATATTAATATAAAATACTTATATTTAAATTAGTCTTAATAAAATATATAAATTTTTAGATTTTTTAATTTAATTTAATTTTTAATTTAAAAAAATTGAAATAAATATATTACATTTGGTGTTTTATATAATTATAATAATGAACGCTACACGTATTCTAGATATATTTAAACGCACATTTTTGACAAATATTAAACCGCCTTTAGGACGATGGAAAATTCATAATCATAAACAAACTATTCTTAAAATTAAATATGCCAATGAAGACAATTGTGGAATTTCCGGTATTAATTATATAAATACACCACAAAAACAAAGAAATAATCAGTTAGATGATGAATATATATATATTATGGGTTACGAATCAGTACATAACTAAGTATATACAAAATCTTAAATATCCGTATTATAAAATTTATTATAAAGTTCTTTAAGTTGTTTTGAGAATTTATTATATAAAAACATCAAAAATTTTTTTCCCAAAAGTATTTCGGATTTTCATTTTTGGACATTTATTTTTGTCCATTTTTGAAAAA